AAAAATAAACAAAAACTATGTAATAAATTATTTTGAAATAGTTAAATGGCCTTGTGGTGAATCACAAGAAGAACACTTTGATTTTGAATATCATCCATATACAACTATTTTATATTTAAATGATGATTTTGAAGGTGGGGAAACTGTAGTAGGAAATAAATGTATTATTCCTAAAAAAAATAAATTAGTAGGATTTGAAGGAAATAAAATAATACATAAAGTTAATAAAATTAAAAAAGGAACAAGGTATACTTTACCTTGTTGGTATAAATATGAATCTGTCTCGTAATTTTACATTACAAGAATTAATCAAATCGGACACAGCAATTCGTAAAGGGATTGATAATAACCCTAATGCAGATCAAGTAGAGAAATTAAAAAGTCTTTGTGAAAATGTTCTTCAACCCGTAAGAGATCACTTCGGCAGAGTTAAGGTGACTAGCGGATATCGTAGTCCTGAATTATGTGTAGCTATTGGTAGCTCAATAAATTCGCAGCATGCCAAAGCTGAAGCCGTTGATTTTGAATGTGTTGGTGTAGATAATGCTGAGGTGGCTGATTGGGTTAATCAGAATATTAGAACAGATCAGTTAATTCTTGAATACTATACTCCAGGAGAACCTAATTCTGGATGGATTCATGCAAGTTGGGTTGAATTTAATCCAAGATGCCAGTATATGAGAGCTTATAGAGAAGATAAAAAAACAAAATATAAACCAATAATAGGAAAGGCAGTTGATTTAGTATAATGGCTATAACAAGATCACAAATGACACAACAGATTGATGGCAAATTAAGAGGTGCCAAAGATGAAAAGAAAAAAGAAAAAAAGAAAATTTACGCCAAAAAACCCAATAAAAAGAATCCTCTCTCTAGGACATTTACTGTTTAGACCAAGAGTGGTACAATCTAAGAAGTTATATAACCGCAATGAGGAGAAGTTATACACTCTCAAAGTGGCCACTAAAGATTATGATTAAAACAATTAAAAAAATAATTTGTAAAATATTTGGCATAAAACAATGTGCCTGTAATAAAACTAAAGTATTTTTAGAGGAAGGTATCTAATGGCTAAAAAAGGACCTTGTTGGAAAGGCTATGAAATGATTGGGATGAAAACTAAGAACGGTCGTAGTGTTCCTAATTGTGTAAAAAAAGGAAATGTTGGTCTACATGCTGAAACAAAAGAGAAAAAGAAAAAAACACCTGTTTCAGGCGATAGAGATCAAAGAAGAAGAGATTTAAAAAAAATTCAGAATCCTATTTCAGAGTACGATGAAAAAGGCAAGTTAAAATATACTGCAGCTTATCAAGGTAAATTTATTAAACATGATTCTGCTGGTATAGAATTATCTAATAAAAATTTAGGTGATTATTACGGAGATTTATTAAAATAACCAAAAAGGAGTAAAACAATGGGTAAAGCGTATAAAAAAAATAAAATGGAAGAGGCTGCTGATAAAATTATTGCAGCATCTAACTTACCAGATGCATCAGATATAAGAAAAGACGTTAAGAAAAAAATGTCTGGTGGTATGGCAATTGGCGGTGGTCATAAAAATTATAAAATGACAGGTATGATGACTGCTAAGTACGGTAAAATGGCAAAAGCAAAATAGGTTAAGGATGAAATGGCTACATCGGGAACTACAAGTTTTAATATCACGATTGATGAAGTTATTGAAGAAGCTTACGAAAGATGTGGCGTAAGAACTAATTCAGGTAATGACATTAGATCTGCTAGAAGAAGTTTAAATCTTTTATTTTCTGAATGGGGCAATAGAGGTATTAACCTCTGGAAAGTTAAATCCGAAACAACTGCTTTTGTAAATGGTCAAATAACTTATAATACTCCAAGTGATTGTAATGATGTTTTAGAAGCTGTTGTAACTACAACAGGTGGTAATCAACAAACTTTAACTAAAATATCTAGATCTGAATACATTGCAATACCTGATAAGACACAAACAGGTACACCTTCTCAGTATTATGTAAATAGACAAATTAATCCAACTATAAGTTTATATCTGGCTCCTGATACGAGCGCAGTGACTAATATATTCTATTACTATCTTGCAAGAATTGAAGATGTGGGTGCATATACTAATACTTCAGATATGCCATTTAGATTCTTTCCATGCATGGTATCTGGATTAGCATTTTATTTATCACAGAAGATTGCACCCGATAGAATACAAGCATTAAAATTATTGTACGAAGATGAATTAAAAAGAGCATTAGAAGAAGATGGACAAAGAACATCTGTTTACATCACACCAAATGTTTATTACCCACAAGGATCGTAATGGCTTACGCTAAGGGTAAATATTCACAATCCATCTCAGATAGATCAGGACAAGCTTTTCCATATAAGGAAATGGTTAAAGAATGGAATGGTTCATGGGTACATATTTCTGAATTTGAAGCAAAACATCCACAACTTGATCCAAAGCCACACATGGCAGATCCTCAAGCATTATGGAACGCAAGACCTCAAAGATCTTCACCCGTAACAGTATACTTAGATCCTCAATATTGGGATGGACAATTTACATCAAATGGTATGCAACCTTCTACTGATGCATTAGAAGAAAATAATAAAAGACAGTTAGGTACAAGAGTTGGAAAGGTAACAATTAGTATAACATAATGGCGACTTATAAATTTTATTATTCAACAACTGAAATAGCGTCTTTAGAAGAAAATTATGAGTCTTCTGAAAATATAAAAAATGTTGAAACGCCTTTTAGAAATGACAAAGGTAATGTAGAATCTATAACAAGAATAGATATATTAGCTGACCCTGATCAAATAAATACAGATGAAGCTTTAGGATATACGAGGACATAATGGCAATAAGTTATTCAAATTTTTTAACACAAGTGAGAAATTACACAGAAGTAGATTCAAATGTACTATCAGATACATTAATTGCACAGTTTATTAGAAATACAGAATTAGGTATTGCAGGTGCTGTTGACTATGATGAAACAAGAAAATACGCGACATCCTCATTTACAGCAAATAAAAGATATTTAATAATGCCTGCTGATTTTTTAATTATTAGATCACTACAGGTATTTTCTACAACTGATCAAACAGGTGATCGTAACTTTATGGAGAAGAGAGATACAAGTTTTATATCAGAATATAATAGTTCTGGTGCTACAGGTATACCAAAATATTATGCTAATTGGGACGACAATAATGTCGTTGTAGCTCCTACACCAGATCAAGCATATGCGGTTCAATTAAATTATATTATTGATCCTCCTGGATTCACTGCTTCTAATACAACTTATTTATCACAATATCAGGAATCATTACTGCTACACGGTGTTTTGACTGAGGCTTTTTCTTATTTAAAAGGACCTATGGATATGTACAATTTATATAAACAGAAGTATAATGAAGAGATACAAGCGTTTGCTCTTCAACAAATGGGTAGAAGAAGACGTGCAGAATTTGATGATGGTGTGCCACGAGTACAAGTGCCTTCACCATCACCGTAAACATTAAAGGAGATTAATTATGGCAATAGACCAAGCGGTATGTAATTCATTCAAAAAAGAACTATTAGACGGAGTGCATGATTTAGAATCAGGCGGAGACGCGTTTAAACTAGCTTTATACAAATCAACAGCTACGATCAATGCGGCAACTACTTCTTACACAACTGGAAATGAGGTTTCAGATACAGGACAGTATGTAGCGGGTGGTTCTCAACTTCAATCACAACAAACATCCGTTGCATCAGGAGTTGCAATTGCAACTTTTGCAAACTTATCATTTACTGGAGTAACTTTATCAGCTGAAGGGGCTTTAATTTACAATAGTACAGAAGGTAAAAAAGCAGTTTGTGTATTAGATTTTGGTGGAGTTAAAACAGCAACAGCTGGAACATTTACTATTCAGTTTCCTGCATTTACAACATCGGCAGCAATACTAAGAATTAGTTAAGGAGATTAGATGGCACTTGTCATTAACGATAGAGTTAAAGAGACAAGCACCACTACTGGAACGGGAACGTTCGACTTGGCTGGTGCTTCTCAAGACTTTGTTTCATTTGTATCGGGTGTAGGTGACGGTAATACTACGTATTACTGTATCACGAATACTGGAACAGATGAATTCGAAGTTGGCGTTGGTACAGTTACCGATGCTGCAACAGATACTCTATCAAGAGACACGGTCATAAGTAATTCTTTAGGTACCACAGCTAAAATTGATTTTGGTATAGGGGAAAAAGAAGTATTTTGTACTATCCCTGCTAAGAAAGCAATTTCACCTGTCATGGAAGCAACAGGCTATGTTGTAACTCATGCATCAACATTAGATCAAGATCAAACTCTAGATTCAGGCGTACTAGCAGGACCAGTAACTATTACTGGAACACAAACAGTAACAGGAACATTGGTAATTATTTAATGAGTAAAATAGAAGTTAATGCAATCGAACCACAATGCGGAACTAATTTAACAGTTGGTGCTTCTGGTGATACGATAACTTTTCCTTCTGGAACTACTGTTGTTAATAATGGTAGTCAAACAGGTTTTGGAAGAACTGGAACAGTTGATTGGGACACTACAGCAAAGACTGCTAGCTTTACTGCTGTAAGTGGTAATGGTTATTTTGTAAATACTACATCTGGAGCTATTACTGTAACGCTTCCAGCGTCACCAAGTGCTGGTGATATAGTAGCGGTATCTGATTATGCACAAACTTCAGGTACAAATAATATTACATTAGCAAGAAATGGGTCTAATATAGAAGGAGATTCTTCTGATTTAGTGCTTCGAAATAATGGTATTTCAATGACATTTGTTTATGCAGATGCAACAAAAGGTTGGAAAGTAGTAAATGCTGGATCCGAATCAGATAAAGAACCAGTTCCAGAATATATTGTTGCTACAGGAGGAACAATTACAGAATGTGGAGATTATAAAATTCATACCTTTACAGGGCCTGGAACTTTTACAGTTTGTTCTGTTGGTAATCCTTTCGGATCATCAACAGTAGATTATTTAGTAGTCGCTGGTGGTGGCGGAGGGGGTGCAGCATGTGCTGCAGGTGGAGGAGGTGCTGGTGGCTATAGGGAGTCATCAGGAGCAGCTTCTGGTTGCTACACTGCTAGTCCTTTAGGAGCTTGTGTTAGTGCTTTACCAGTTTCAGCATCACCTTATCCAATAACTGTTGGTGGTGGGGGTTCTGGAGGAGCAGAGTCTACTACTTCGACTCCAGGTAATAATGGGTCAAATTCAATTTTTTCATCTATCACATCTGCAGGGGGTGGCTACGGAGGAGCTAATCCTCAACCTGGTAATTCAGGTGGATCTGGTGGTGGAGGTGCTCATTTTTCAGGTGCTTTAGGATGTGGAAATACTCCTCCTGTAAGTCCACCTCAAGGTAATAACGGAGAGAATGCAACAACACCTTCTGGAACAACGACAGATGATGGCGGAGGCGGAGGCGGTGGTGCTGGTGAAGCTGGTGGAACCGATCTTGCAGCCGAGGGTGGTGATGGTGCAACCACTTCAATTAATGGCTCATCAACAACTTATGCTGGTGGTGGTGGAGGAGGAACAAGAAATTTTCCTCAAACACAAAGTCCTTCAGTGAGAGTTGGAGGTGCTGGTGGTGGCGGTGACGGTGGCGGAGGTCCAACTTATCCTAGACCATCTGCTGCGGGTACAGGTGGTAATGGTACAGCTAATACTGGTGGTGGTGGAGGTGGTGGTACAAGAACAGCTCCAAACCAACCAAGCCCTAACCCAGTTGGAGGAGGTGGATCTGGTGGTAGCGGAATCGTAATAATAAGGTATAGATATCAATAATTATGGCAAGTGAAATAAAAGTAAATAATATTAAAGATACATGCGGGACAGCCGTTATTACTAAATGTGGTGCAACACATACAGTAACTGCGGAAGTTTATAAAGCAAACACAATTCAAGATACAAGTGGAAATGCTTATCTTGCAAAATGTGGTACGACTGTAACTCTAGGTGGTTGTGGTCAAACAATAGAATTAGCATCAGGTGCATCACAAACAGGATTCGGTAGAACAGGAACAGTAGACTGGGATACAACAGCTAAAACAGCATCATTTACAGCAGTGAGTGGAACAGGGTATTTTGTAAATACGACTTCAGGTGCTATAACTTTAACTCTCCCAGCTAGTCCAAGTGCTGGAGATATTGTAGCAGTAAAAGATTATGCAAATACATTTGATACAAATAATGTAACATTAGCTAGAAACGGATCTAATATTGGTGGAAGTGCTATTGATGGAACTTTATCAACTGAAGGAATAGCTGTTACATTAGTTTATGTAGATGCAACAAAAGGTTGGTTAGTAACAGATTCAGGTTTACAATCGGAAGCACCAACAGCACAATATATTACAGCAACAGGAGGAACAGTTACTTGTTGTGGAGATTACAAAATTCATACGTTCACAGGACCTGGTACTTTTACAGTAACTTGTGGAGGAAATGCAGCAGGATCAAATAGCGTTGATTATGTAGTAGTCGCTGGAGGAGGTGGTGGTAGTAAGACTTGTGGTGGTGGCGGTGGTGGAGCTGGAGGTTATAGAGAAGGTTATAATCCAGGTTCTTATACGGCAAGTCCATTAGCAACAACAGCTTTACCTGTAACAGCATCACCTTATCCAATAACTGTTGGTGGTGGTGGTACATACGGTCCATCTTGTTCACCTGCAACTGATGGATCAAATTCAATTTTTTCAACTATAACATCTACAGGTGGTGGTGGGGGTGGAGGTTTTCAACTAGCAGGAAGAGCTGGTGGTTCAGGTGGTGGTGGAGGAGGAAGAGAACCTGCTGCGACAGGTGGAGCAGGTAATACTCCTCCTGTAAGTCCTCCTCAAGGTCAATCAGGAGGAGCTGCTAAAACTGAAGCTACTCCAAATAATGATGCTGGCGGTGGCGGTGGCGGTGCTACTGCAGCTGGAGGAAATGCTTCTAATGTTCCAGCTCCAGCTCCTCCATCTCCATTCGGAAAAGGTGGTGATGGTGCAACAACTTCAATTTCAGGTTCACCTACAACTTATGCTGGCGGAGGTGGTGGTGGAGCAGAAGCGTGTGGTGGTGTAGCAGGAGATGGTGGTTCTGGTGGCGGTGGCCAAGGTGGAGGTCCTTATGCACCAGGTAATAATGGAACAGCAGGTACAGCAAATACTGGCGGAGGTGGTGGTGGAGCTAGAGCTGCTAGTGATTTAGGTGCAGCTGGCGGTAGCGGAATTGTAATAATAAGGTATAAATTTCAATAGGTAAATTATGAGTGAAATAAAAGTAAATAAGATAACACCAAAACAAAATTGTACTCAAGTTACTTTAGGAGATAGTGGTGATACTTTTGTTATTCCTAGTGGTGTAACCATCACGAATAATGGAACACAGACAGGTTTTGGTCGTACAGGTACAGTGGATTGGGATACGACTGCAAAGACAGCTTCATTCACAGCAGTGAGTGGAGTTGGATATTTTGTTAACACTACATCAGGTGCAATCACAGTTACTTTACCAGCAGGTTCAGCTGGATCAATTGTTTCATTAAAAGATTATGCAAATACTTGGAATACAAATAATGTAACTTTAACACCTAATGGAACAGATAAAATTAATGGAGCAAATGCAAGTGCAATTTTAGAAACACAAGATCAATCAGTTACTTTAGTTTATGTAGATTCAACAAAAGGTTGGAGAGCAGTACAAGATTCAACATCAGATGTAACTGGTGGAACTTTTATTTCTGCTACAGGTGGAACAATAACTTGTTGCGGAGATTATAAAATTCATACCTTTACTGGACCTGGTACTTTTTGTGTATCAAGTTTATCGAATGTTCCAGCTAATAACGAAGTAAGTTATATGGTGGTTGCTGGTGGTGGTGGTGGCGGAACAATAAGAGGTGGCGGTGGTGGAGCTGGTGGTTTTAGAGAGTCAAAATCAGGTGTTGATTGTTATTCAGCATCACCTTTAGAGGGAGCAACACCTATTACAGTCACAGCATCACCTTATCCAATTTCAGTAGGTGGAGGTGGTTCTGGTAACACTTCTCCAAATAATTTACCAACTACACAAGCAACAGCAGGTGCACCTTCTACTTTTTCAACAATTACTTCTGTTGGTGGTGGTTTTGGTGGAAATAATACACCTTGTGCTCACATAAATGGTACAAATGGTGGTTCAGGTGGTGGTGGAAGTGGTCAATTTACTGCAGTTGGTGGAACAGGTAACACACCTCCAGTAAGTCCACCTCAAGGAAATAATGGTGGAAATGATACAAGACCAGGAAGTCCTCCAGGAGAAGGTGGAGCAGGCGGTGGAGGTGCTACAGCAGTCGGTGTAAATTCAATAAGTGCAAATGCAGGATGTGGTGGAGCAGGTGCAACAACTTCAATTTCAGCTAGTCCTGTAGCATATGCTGGCGGCGGCGGTGGTGGAACTACAAGCTTCGCAGGTGCGTGTGCTGGAGCAGGAGGAACTGGTGGTGGTGGTACTGGTGGAGATGCTGCTACTTATAACGGAACAAACGGAACAACTAACACAGGTGGTGGTGGTGGGGGTAGTGGACAAACACCATCACCAAATACAGGTGGAAATGGTGGTTCAGGTATAGTAATAATAAGATACAAATACCAGTAGTTGAATGAATAAAATTTATAATATATAATAGGAGATAATTATGGCACACTTTGCAAAATTAGGAGCTAACGGAAAAGTTATTCAAGTATTAACCTTGAATAATTCTGATATGCTTAATGCTGATGGAGTTGAAGACGAAGCAGTGGGTCAACAATATTTAGAACAACACAATAATTGGCCTGCTCAAATGTGGATTCAAACTTCTTACAACACATCTAGCGGACAACATAAAAATGGTGGAACTCCATTTAGAGGAAACTATGCAGGTATTGGTTATACTTGGGATGAAGATGATCAAATTTTCTGGCCTAAAAAACCATATGCTTCATGGGTAAAACATATTGCAACTGCATCTTGGAAATCTCCAATTGGTGATGCTCCTGCTTTAACTCAAGAACAAGAAGATCAAAATACAGCTGGAACTCATTCATGGGGTTACAACTGGAATGAAGATGGTCAGTCTTGGGATTTGACAAACGACTTAGCATAATATATCAGTCATGTTGGTGGCATGCAAAAGAAAATTTTAACAGAACAAGCTTTATATTATGGTGATGTTTCAATGCCGAAAGGTTTTGAAATAGATCGAGATAAGTTATCAGGCGATATTTTACAATCTACATTTACAGATTCAGAGTTTCCATTTTCAAGAACTTGGGACATGTTGAATACGTATATGCGTGAGCATATAAATTTAGAATATGGTTTCCAACTTGTAAATAAAAGAACTTGGGGTGATATGTACAAACCCAATCAACAGACAGAACCATTACTTAATATTGATCCAGTCGATTTAAGAAATTCACCAGACTATACATTACTCTATGGTGTTAAAACTAATAACTGTTTTGTAAGAATATTCTATGATGATAATAGAAGAAAAGGAAGAAGTTGGGATATAGAATTAAAAGATAATATGTTTATTATGTTTCCATCAACTAATATGTATTATCTAAACAACAGGCAGAAAGATAGTTTGAATTTTGTTCAAACAATAACTTATGAATATATATAAAAATTTTATAGATAAAAAAGAATGTGATAAAATTAAAGAAGTTTTTTTAAGTAATACTTTTCCTTGGTATTATATATCTAAAAAGGTTGAATTTACAAATGACACATCTTTTTTAAGTCATACTTTTTTCAAAGACGGTAAAGTATCTTCTTCTGATATAGGTTTAATAAAATCAATAATAGAAAAATTAAAAATTAAAAAATTAATTAATGTAAGAGCTAACTTAACTTTAGATGGTAAATTTAAATGTAGTTGGCATGTTGACAAATTTACACATAATTTAAAATATAAGACTGCTATTTATTATGTAAATACAAATAATGGTTACACTGAATTTAAAGAACAAAAAGTAAAATGTGAAAAAAATAAAATAGTTATTTTTGATGCAAATAAAAAACATAGGGGTATAGGTCAGACAGATACAAAAACAAGAATGGTAATAAATTTTAATTATGAACATATCTAATTATTACTGGTATTTTACTTCAGCAATACCACCAAAACTATGTGATGACATAATTAAATATGGTTTATCACATTCTGAATCTTTAGCTAGAACAGGTGGTTATGGAGATAGAGAACTTACTAAAGATGAAATTAGAGATATGAAAAGAAAAAGAAATTCAGATTTAGTATGGCTCAATGATCCATGGATATATAGAGAATTGCACCCATACATTCATCAAGCTAATAGAGCTGCAGGTTGGAATTTTGAATGGGATAGATCAGAGTCTTGTCAGTTTACAAAATATAAACTAAATCAATATTATGATTGGCACTCTGATTCTTGGGATAAACCTTATGATAGAAAAGATGCTAATAATCCTGAACACGGTAAAATTAGAAAGCTTTCGATGACTTGTCAATTAACCGATGGGTCCGAATATGAAGGGGGTGAATTAGAGTTTGATTTTAGAAACTATGAACCCCATATGAGAGAAGAAGCTAAACATTTAAGGAGAGCAAAAGAAATACTTCCGAAAGGATCTATTATTGTGTTTCCTTCATTTGTATGGCATAGAGTTAAACCTGTAACGAAAGGAGTGCGATATTCATTAGTCATGTGGAATCTTGGATATCCGTTTAA